TATCGTCAGTAATAGTATAAGTTAAGTCAGCTGTGTTGTCAGAGTTACGCACTGGCATCTCTGTCAGAGTAGTAGTACCGCTATACAACTTGTTGTTAGCAGCAGACAATACAGTGTTGCCGTCATCTTTAACTACTTCAAAGATAGCTCTAAAGTTACCTGTAGAAGCTGCTGAAGTGTTTACCTTGGTCCAGCCTTTACGAGCACCGATACGACCGTATTGGTCAATAACGCAGTTAAAAGCCTCTAGTGCATATCCACTAGACAACTGCACAGAAGAGTCTTGAGTGTTTAACCCAAAGAATCCAGGAGCTGCAATAGAACCAGTCAATAAAGCTTCACTCATATTGGCTGTTCCCTTTTTCTAAGTTTGCTTTCATTGACAATATCTGTAAGTTCCAAGGCACATGAAGACCGCAGACATCTTTACCGTTAATAGGAACGACATGGTCTACATGTTGTTTCCACGGAAATACAGTTTCTAATTCTTTAGCCATGCTATAAAATTCTTCTATTTGTTTAAACTGTTCGTTTGTAAGCCATGCAGGTGTTGCTTGTGCTTGTTTTGCTCGTCTATTAGAAGCGTAGAATGCCACTTTATCTTTATTAGCTTGTTGCCACAGTGCTATTTTACTTCTGATTGCTTCTTTATTTCGCTGTCTATATTCTGTAGCTTTTTTCTCTACTCTATCTTTATTGTTTTCTCTATATTTGTTTTGCTGTATTTGTTTTCTTTGCTTATTGTTTGCGTACCAGTTTTTATTCAATGCACTTTTACACTCGTTACACTGAGAGTTTAATCCGTCTTTTTTCTGTGCGTCTTTATTAAAACAGTTTAAATGTTTTTCTATTTTACATTTAGTACAAGTTTTAACAGACAACGCAGCCATTAATTATACCCAGTAGAATTGTGACTCTTCACCGTAACGACCACTCTCAAGAGCGATTGCATCAGCAAGGGACTGTCTGTATAGTGCTGCTGCTTCGTTAGAAGCTAAACCACCGTCTTCTCCACGCTCTGCCAATGCTCTAGCATAAGCAAGGAACACGATAGGCTCTGAAGGAACTTTAACAATATCTGTGTTGTTTGTTAACGGTGGTTGCGGTAAAACCACATTGAAGCGTACATCGTACACACCGTTAGGAATAGGATATAAGTCTACCTGTGTGTCTCCGTTAGCGTTTACACCGTTAAAGTTGTAATACTGTGGAGAACCCTTTTGAGGGGTTGTCAACAAGAACTGTTGGTCAAACCACTGTGTAGACTGTTCTTGTAAGAACCAGTTAGAAGTATCATTCAATACATCAACTACACGGAAACGCTGTCCAGACCCTGTTAATACATAGTTAAATATATCGCCTGTTGTAGTAGCAGACAAAGTATCATACAGTGCGTTCCAGTTGTATGAGTCTTCAACACTTCTTTTAGAATCGTTGATAAACTCACCAATCATTGTGCTATATGCGTTATCAGCCACAGAGGACACTTCTGTCTCTCTGAGTCTACGCAACACCGAATTAACCATTTGTAAATATGTCATATATTTCCTTAGTCTACCACACTTTTAGCGTTGTGTCAACACTTATTTTAACAGTCCCACTTCTTTAGAGCTAGGGCTTTTCTAGTAGGTCTGCCTTTGTCATCCTTCATTGGACCTTTAACACCTTCCATACGAGCACAGAACGACTTACGACGAGCTGCTGCTTTAGGAGACTTTGCAGCCTCTTTAGCTGAGACAGGTGGTTTTAGGTTAGAACCAGTGGTCTTGTTGTAGTAATCACGACCCTTTTGGTTAAGACCACCTTTAGGGTTCTGAAACTCTTTCTTAGGCATTATTTCCTCTTCTTAGCTGTCTTAGCAGCGTCTTTGAAGTCTTTAGCTGTAGGAGCACCTTTAGAGCCTACTTTACGCATCTTTTCACCAGAACCAGCCTTGATACGAGCTTTCTTGGCTGCGATGTTGGCATATAGTCCTGGCTTCATTATCTGCCTCTTTTGCTGTTATTCTTCATGGTACGAGCACCACGGACAGGCATAGACTTACCAGCCTTAGACAAAGCAATAGCAATGGCTTGTTTTTGTGGTTTACCTTCTTTCATCAACATACGGATGTTAGAAGATACTGTCTTGTCTGATTTACCTTTTTTAAGTGGCATGATTATGACCCATTCTGATAAGATGTGTTTTGATGGATTTCCATTGTCAGGATAACTGAGAATGTTGAACCTGCTGCTGGAGTTACTGTGACGTAATCATACTCGTCCATCACCATGCGTCCTTGGTCGAATTGTAATACATCTCCTGCACCAACTGACTTAGCTCCAGAGATAACAATCGTAGCTGGTTGACTTACATCGTGCCAACCTGCTGATACAGACGCTGTAGAACCACCACCGTTAGCAATGAACAGTAATGTAGCAATAGCTTTACAGCCTTTAGGAACTGTATAGACAGTGTTACTGACTCCTGCAGTGAGGTTCTTACCTACTGTAAGTTCTCTCATTTAATTGTCCAATGCTGTGTAACGAATGTAACAATACCACCAACAATAGAGGCTACAGCCATACCAAAGAAGAAGCCACCTTTAGACTTGTTAGCTAACTCAAGCAACTCTTCCATGCCTGACTCTAACTTGTCTATCTTCTTCTCCATAGCCTCTACCTGAGCAACTAGCTTACCGTACTTGTATAAGTCTACTCCGCCTTGGTCATTCATTCGTCAGTCCTTACCAAGGCAAGCCAGTAGCAGTTACAGGATTCTTCTGTGCTTCAATCTGTGCAGCTACAGCAGCTTCAGTAGCTTCTTTGTCTACACTTTCCCATATCCAAGACAATACAGTTTCTTGTGTCAAGCTGTCATAAGGTACTGATAGTTCGCCATCAAAGCCACAAGAAGCATACACAGAAGCAGAATAATCTCCATCTGTTCCTGTGCATTGCCAATGAGCTGTAGTTACAAATCCTGTTGCTACATCTCTGTCAAGTTGAGATACTGTCCATACTGTTGTCATTTGTTACTCCTTATTAGCAAGCCATTAATACACAAGGCACACAGTATGAACCGTCTGCATAAGTGCAAGTGATGTTAGTTGATGTTACTTTAGCGATTGTCTTACTACGAACAATATCGTCACCTTGTGGTTTAGCAGTACCGTCACCAGCAGACATAAGCAAATCACCACGAGCAACTGTAACACCTTGTGCAATACGGATAATCATATCGCCTGTCATAGCAATATTCATATCATCTGTGTTGCAATCTTCATCTCTAGTCCAGTTTACAAACACACCAGCAACATTAGTATCACCTTCAACATCTGATACCTTCATCTTGTTTAGCTGTTCATTCTCTAACTGTTCACCATCTTTAGTCCATACACACATTTCATCAAGGTTACTTAATACTGTACCCTTTAGAAGTGTGTCATCTTTTGAGCCATCAAGCAGTTGTGACCAACGAGCTAAGTGACCACCGTTGTATGAAACAGTTGTGCCTGATACAGAGATAGTTCCTTCTTCTGTTCCAGCTTGACGGAAAGAAACCAAAGCACCATCACTAGTTAATCTATTGACATAAATACAAGTGTTACCGTTTACAGTAAACTTACCATCACCAGCTGGAGCTAATTCAGAACCAGCAGTTGCAATACCAGCAGCAGCTTTACCCACCAACAAGTTACCAGAACTATCTATTCTCATGCGTTCTGTAGCATTAGTAGCTAATTGCAAAACATCTTGATTATGGTCGTATTGAACAAATCCTCTATATTGTTCTCCACCAGTTGTTCCATCTGCAAAATATACTCCACCATAACTTGTGGTGGCAGAGCGAATAGTTAATCCACAGCCTACAGAACCAGCAACAACCAACTGTGGAGCAACAGGATAACTACTAGGACTACTAGTACCAATACCTACATTACCAGAGCTATCAATACGCATACGCTCTGAGCCATTAGTTTCCCAAGCAAAAGTACCATCAGATTCTCTGTTTTGGAAGAGAAATGCACTTGTACCATTTACCAAAGCAAACTGAACGCCATCTGTAGACGCATCACCTGTATAGGTGTTTTTAAACCCTAATCGAGTTTGTGCTGTACCGCCATTAAGAACTAAACCAAGTCCAGCAGCTACGCTAGGACTACTAGTACCAATACCAACATTACCGCTAGACAAAACCAAGTTATTAGAACCAAAGTTTAATCCGTTAGGAATACTTACAGCACTACTATTGATTGTTAAAGCATCTCCACTAGCATCTCCTAGTGTTGCACCGCCATTGGCTGCGAAAGCTCCTGATGCTGATAATGATGTGAAAGCACCTGTGGAAGGTGTAGACGCACCGACAGAAGCATTGTTAATAGTACCGCCACTAATTGTAGCAGTGTTTATAGTAGGACTTGTGAGAGTCTTGTTAGTTAAAGTCTCTGTACCAGCAATAGAAGCAAAGTCAGCATCAGTAACAGCAGTATTGAATTCTGCTAAAGTACCTGAAACAGTGTTAGAACCTAAAGCAATTGTTTTGTTAGTCAGTGTCTGTGTATCGCTTGTACCAACAACAGCACCAGTTGGTGCGGTCTTTAATGCAAAGGCATCTAAGTCAGCATCGTAAGCTTGTACAGACACACCAATAGCCGCTGGCTGTAGTGCGGTATCTGCTTTAGCTCCTTGAGCAGCAGTAGCATAATCTGTAGAAGCGGTAGTTGCCGCCGTGCCTAACCCTAAAGAAGTTCTTACAGTTGCTCCTGACTCAACAACAAAGTTAGTACCGTTACCAATGATTACACCATTGTCTGATGGTGTTAAACCAGCGACATCCGCTAACTGTGCATCGTAAGCCTGTACTGTAGTACCAATTGCTGAAGGAGCTAAGGGGGTGTAGGTTAAAGCAGTTGTAACATCAGAAGATGATAAAGTAACATCCCCTGTTCGTGTATTAAAAGAAGTTACTGTAGCACCAGCAGCACTCAGAGACAACCAAGCAGAACCGTTCCATACTCGTGTTTCGTCAACTGTAGTATTAAAGTATAAAGCACCTGTTATAAGTGCGTTGTTATCATTGTCTACTGTTGGGTTTGAAGATTTAGCACCGAGATAACGGTCATCAAAAGCATCATAAGATGCCGCTGCGTTAGTAGCTGATGTCGCAGCAGCAGAGGCAGAAGAAGCAGCTTCACCTGCTTTAGTCGTTGCAATTCCTGCTTGTGTAGTAGCTGTTGATGCAGCAGTCTCTGCATTGGTCTCTGCAGTCTCAGCATTGGTTTCTGCTAGTTCAGCAGCAGTCTGTGCAGTTTCAGCAGCGGCTTGAGCAGCTTCAGCAGCAGCCTGTGCAGTCTCCGCATTAGTCTCAGCTAATTCAGCAGCAGTTTGAGCTGTCTCTGCATTAGTCTCCGCAGTCTCTGCATTAGTTTCAGCAGTCTCAGCATTAGTCTCTGCCAGCTCTGCTGCAGTCTGAGCAGTTTCAGCAGCAACTTTAGCCGCTATTGCAGCGTCTCTTGCTTCTACTGCTAATCTTGTTTCACTTGAAGCGTCGTTAGTAGCGTCACCTGAACCACCAGGACCACGATAAATACCCATATTTTATTAGCTCCTTGTCTTATTAAAGAACTCTTTAATAGAATCCTTTAAAAAGACCCCTGCCGAAGCAGGGAATCTTAATGCTTAATTAAGCGTTTACAGCCAATACGAAACCAGCTTCTGGTCGTACAACTTTAGTACCGAACAATGTGTCGGCAGTGTACAATGAAGCCAAGTATTCTTGCTTGTACTGAGTCTGTGAGCGAACACCAACTTGCTCTGCAAGAACCATAGTATCAGTATGGAACAACAAAGCAGCTTTGATTGCATCGCCAACAGAGTTGTCGCCAGCTGTTTCGATAGTTGGAAGGTTGCTTGACACATAGATGTCAATACCATACAACTTACCGATTTGACCGTTCTGAACACCACGACCATCAACGAAGTCGCTTGAGTTGTAGCGGTCCACGCCCATGATTGCATTACGCAATGATGGTGGGATTGCAAACTTACGACCGTCCATTGGTACATCAGCGTCGTCCATCAACTGGATAAGCTTACGGAAACCAGCATCAGTGAATACATCAGATGTAGTTACTGTGTCTAGTGCATAAGCAGTCAAACCAGTAGAAGCGTCAATGAAGTATGCGTTTGAGTGAACCCAGTCAGAAGCATCACCGTCACCGAAAGACTTACCTAAAGCGATAAGCTCGTCGTCAACTTGTTTAGCCAAAGCGTAACCAGCGTCTTCTGTGTAGAAAGAACGCAAGCTAGACAATGCTTGAACTTCAGCGATGTCCTCGATGAAACGAGAATATTCGTAGTGCTTGTTAATCAAAACTTGTACTTCGCCTTCAGCATCAGCTTGAACTGTAACTTGAGTGTTAGCAGCTTTAGCAGTTGCAGAACCACGAGTTGGCTTAGGAATGTGCAATGTGTCGCCTTTTTTGCCTTTGAAAGACATCTTGCGAACTAAGTTTGCCAATACCAAGTTTTTCTTGTAGGCAGCAATAACCTCATCACTCCAAATCTCAGGAATGAAGTTACCAGCGTTTGACTTGTTTACGATAGAACCTGAGTCACCAGGATATGCTACTTTTGATAATGCCATGATTAATTTCCTTAAAAGTTAAATACTAAAATTACTTGACTCTCCCCTCAGCGTATGCTGCCATAATCTCATCAGACATGGCTTCATATCGTGCAGGGTCGGTCATCTTCAATTTAATTAGGTCTGCTCTACGATAAACCTTTCGGCTTGTCTCACCAGTACCACCAACATCCACAGTTGCAGCTTTCATTGCAGTCTTTTGTGCGTCAGCTTCAATTTGATTTGATTGGGCTGTCTGTTGAACAACCTGTTGTGCCTTGATTTGTTTAATCTCCTTGTAGGTAGATAACAATTCATCAGCAGCTTCAAAATCATAGTCAGCGTCTGCTTTAGCAAACAAGTTCAAACGAATTGCAGAAGCTTTAACCCAATCTTGGAAACCTGCATCAGATGCAATAGTTCCAAAGTCTGGATGTTTAGCAGCCAATTGCTGGGCTGTCTTCATCTTCTTCATTTCAAGTGCTGCTTGTCGTGCTTCAAGTACTGCAGGGTGCTTCTCAACTTGTCTGTTAACAGCCTGTTTAGGGTCTGCAAAAAAGTCGTCTTCGAGCGATTCTTCAATCGGCTGTTGCTGTACTTTCTTGTTGGCTTCGAGTTGTTGTTTTAACAGTTGGTCTGCAAGACTTCGTACTTCATGCACCTCATTAGCTTGACGACCGATTAGCTTCTCAGCTTCTTGGTGCATCTTAGCAATCTCAATAGCTGACTTACCTTTGTACTTCTCTGGTAATTCTTCTATTGGTTCAGGTGCTGTCTGTACTTCTTCTTGGGGTTGTTCTACTGCTGTAGAATCCACTTGAGGAGTAATCTCTTCTACTACTTCTTGCTCATTACCGTTAAACAGTTCGTCCTGTTCAATAAAGTTTGCTGCCATTTAAAGTCTCCTGTCACCGAATCAAGTGATTTTAGGATTTATGTTCTAAGGCTCTTGCGAGGTATCTTAGGCTAGGTTTTGTTTGCGTTCCTGCTTTGCTTTGTCTTCATGTCTTTTAGCCCACCTATCGTATGCGGAGACATACACTGGGTCTGTTCCATCAAGCTCTACTCTAGGTGCGGAGATAATCCGACTAGCATCAGTACCACAAACGGTACACGGCACGACAGTCATCTCATAACTGACATAGTGCTCTGTAATATGTCCTGCTGGACACATATGCTCATACATCCTACGCACTGCTGTCTCCCGACATGAGTTGTTCGTAGGATTGTTCTGACACACTCTTGAGGCTTAGAATCCAGTTAAGGATGTCTAGTTGACCTCGTTTTAAATGTAAATCAGCTTCATTCTGAATCGGGAGAACTTGGTTGAGTGCATCAAACATCTTCTGTGCATCTTCCATCAAGTCCTGCCAACCAGGTGTTGAAAACAGGCTAAACCTGTCCTCGTAATACTTTTGTAACGCTTTATCTATCATTCTTTGTCCTTTAGTTGGAGAATGTGGTTTTAAAACAACATATGTGCCGTAGTCTACCACACTTTCCAAGAAAAGTCAAGCTATTTCTTACACTATTTTATATAGTAGAAATAGAAGAATCTGAGACAGTAAAGCCCTCTACATAGGTAGAAGCTGTGCTATCGCTAACAAACATAGAAGATGTGTAGTCTGATGATGAAGCTGTGTAGTCTACTGACGAAGCAGTGCTCTCGGTATACTCAGGAACAACCTCAGTCTCCACTTCAGGTTCATAAACAATCACCACAGGTTCTTCCCATACCCAGCCAGCATCAGCTAGGACTTCATCAGTTACAGCTTCAGCAGTTCTAGTGTCTGACTCAGGTAGCCTAACTCGTGTTGGTCTTGTTTCGCTAACATCACCGTTAATGTTTTTCCAAGGCATATATGCTCCTTAAGCTAATTGATAGACACCATAGGTGCTGTTATTGACGATGTTTGGCTGATTACCAAATATAACTAATTCAGAAGACGGTGGTGTGAATGTAGCTGTGTAACGAGCAAAGCCTTTAGTAATACGAACATCGTCTATATA